CATCGAAGAGGCCCAGATTGCCAGCTACGAGGACGCCATAGAGGAGGAGGACGTAGAGGCGGACCTTTGCGATCTCTTCGCACAGGGGCGCTTCTAGCACACAGGGCACGGCAGGGGGCGGGGGGGTAGGCCCCCCGCCCGGTGCCCTGTGTCATGGGGTGGGTGGGTGGGGTGGGTGTACACATAGCAATTAATGCGCAACAACACTTACATCGACACTTGCACACGCATGCATACGCAACTACGGCCCTAACTCAAAGGCTAAAAACAAACGTGTGCGCTCGGGCTCGGGCGCTCAGACATTTTGATCATTTTTTAGGGGGTGTGCCTAAAATATAGGCAGGGTGGAGTCCCGCATAGCCCGAATTATCCCAATAGGATTAACCGGCTACACAGGACAGTGTGGCCTCCGGGACGACCTCACCGAGCAAGCAGGTGGAAGGTGTCAACGGCCCACAATGTAAAATGAGCCACTACGGCGAAAACCACGGCGGCAAAGAAAGCGTCCTTGAGCGCTTCCGTCACGGCGGGGTCTATGCGGTCGAACCACGCCTTTACCGTGACCAATATGAGGTTCATGCTACCTCTTTTCCCACCGATCACTACGAGGCCCACACGTGCTGGATAAGTCATGTAAGCAGATGATCCTCTGCACGAAGCGGTGGGGTAAGCCGTAAGCCTTGGCGAGCGATACGGAGCCACGGCCTTCCCGCCAGTATTGGTGGTAAATGTCTCCCATCTGGTTCAGCAGGCTCCACGGGGAACGATGGGCAGCGCCCCGCGAAGTGGTCCCGCTCTCTGGCCGATCCGGCTCAGGGGTACGTCGCCGCCCTCCTGCGTAAGGGTAGAGTTTCACCGTCGTTCTCCTCTGAGCCTTGCCGCGACGTCCTCGTAGGCCCCAATGGCGATGAGGAAGGGCCATGCGGCGAGCCCCACGGTAAGGGCGGAGTAGTATTCAGTCCTTGACATCGCAGCCTCTTCCCTGGGGGACGAAACCGCCTTGATGATGCGGGGCCACGCGGTGAGCCCCACTGCGAGTAGGGCCTTGCAGTATTCTTTTTTCATGTTCGACCTTGTCCATTCTCCGCTAAGGACGTTCTTCACTAAGAACCGGTGCGCCACAGGCACCTCCTTCTTGTTCGGGCGTAAGGATAGCACCCCCGAGGGGCGTTTGTCAAGGCTTCCGGTTAGTTGCGTACCCCCTGGGGGGATGCTATACTCTTGCCCATGGAACTCCACGAACAACGACCCCTGGACAACGCGCTATGCGTCCACTGCGGCGCTCTGCTTGACACTTTTCTCGTCCTTAACGGGCTAGACGAGTGCGAAGAGCCCGATTGCCTAGAATCCAGGGACCACGTTTAGACCAAAATGACGAGATTTTCGCGTTTTGGGTAAAAAAGCCTTCTAATACGCCTAGTTACGGCCTTAAACGCACTATAGGGGCCCTAGAAAAATCGCACAGGCAGGCAAAATGGCTTTATAGTGCGTCCCGGACGCAGGGGGGCCCCTAACCCTTGCGAAACGCATCACAAATGTGCTATACTCCGCGTATACTGGCGATAAACGCCCCCGCCAGTATAGGCCCCCTCGAAACCACCCCCCGGGCCCTCCCCCACCCCTTACCCCTTTGTTTTTGACGGCTGTGCCGTTGGAGAGGAGTAGCCCTATGGCTACCGCAATTAAGAAGGTACTCCCCCGAAAGAAAATCATCCTTGAGGATGACGGAATCATCTCCGACGAGATCCAAGCGATCATTCATGAACCGCCCGGTCAAGTACACTATGACCGCGCAGCCGAAGCAGTCGGGATGGAACGAACTTTGGTACCCACTTGCGCGACTATCGCCGAACTCTTGGCGTTCGTGCTGTCTGTGAAGGCAGTCGCGGGCCAAGACGTGGCCATCAAAGAAGTTCTGGACAGGTTTTCCCCCAAGGCCGCCCGGAACACCACTGCGGTTGACGTCAATCTCGGCGCTGCTGCCCCGATGGCATCTTCTAACTCGGAAGAGCAGAATGCCGCTGTGGCCTATATGGACCGACTGAAGTCGGCCAACGCAGGACGCTACGACTGAGTTCGCGTCCCCTGAATGAGGGGCTCCCGCAGTGGGGGCTCCGATCTCTACTCTCTAAACACTATGAGGTTCTCCTTATGCGCGATTTTTTTATTGCGACTGTTTTCACTTTTGCGTCAATCGCCCTCCTCGCCTGCGCGGGGTCCTTCTCTCCTCTCCCGGGTTTCGAGGTCGGTTACGACATCGCGGAAGACGGAGCGAGCGGAAGCGCGAGGGTTGACCCCTCCCAGACCGCCTGCTCGCTTGCCAAGCTCGTGGATTGGGAATGGGCGGTCAACACCGCTTGTGGCGACGAAGACGAAGTTCCCGCGGACTCCGCGGAATAACCATTAACCTAAACCCTAATCCTGTGGTCTATAGGAGGAGTAAGCCATGCCCAAACTCCCTGGTCCGCCCAGGCGAAAACTCCCGAAACCGTCCTACCCTCCCGGTACCGGAAGCAGTAAGATAAACAAGCCCAACACACCCAACAAATGGCTAAAAGGTAAGCCTTCGATCTGGAGTCGAAAAGCTCGCTAAAACTCAGTGATTGAGGAACCATGGACACGGTAGAAATAAAAGCAAAATACATATCCCCTTACGAGGTGGATTTCCGCGATCCCAACTATACCGACATATTCCGGGCGCGGGCCGAGCGACTAAAGAAGATCCGAGAAGATGACGCTTGGCATCTGGTTAAACGATTCTACGCTGATGGCAACTACGCCGCGTTTATCGAGGACTGGATGACCACGTACGACCCCCGGCTTAGCGCTAGAAGTAAGCCGACTACCGTCCCTCTGATCCTGTTCCCCCGTCAGATCGAGTACATCGAGTGGTTGCAAGGACTGAAAGATAACATCGAGGACGGAGTTGTAGCAAAGAGCCGGGACATGGGCATCTCCGTGGTGACCTTGGCGTACGCTACGTGTGAGTGGCTATTCTGCCCCGGTGTGAAAATATCCTTCGGTTCCCGCAAAGAGGAACTCGTGGACAAGATGGGTCAGCCGGACTCCTTGCTAGAGAAGATTAGGATGTGTCTCCGGTACCTGCCGACAGAAACCCTGCCAGCTGGGTACAGCGAAGCGAAGCACGCTCGGCACATGAAGATTATGAATCCCCAGAACGGTGCCACGATAACCGGCGAAGCGGGCGACTCGATAGGCCGTGGTGGCCGATCTACCATGTACTTTGTAGATGAAGCGGCGTTTCTTGAGCGACCGGAAATGATCGACGCCGCGTTGTCGCAGAATACCTCTTCCCGTGTTGATGTGTCCACACCGAACGGACCGGACAACCCCTTCGCTAATAAGTGGTTTGGCGGTCACATAAACAAATTCGACTTCCATTGGACGCAAGACCCTCGAAAAGACAAAGAGTGGTATGACAAGGAAGTAATCCGACTAAGCGACCCCCGGGTGGTGGCCCAAGAACTGGACCTCGACTTCGATACGTCGGGGGAAGAGTCCGTTGTTAGGCAAGAGTGGGTCACCTCGTCTCAAGCCATGTACCGACACCTGAAAGAGGAAGGCGTGTTCCCGTCAAGACCACCCGGCGTAGCCGGATGTGATGTTGGCGGCGGCATGGCCGAGAACACCTACATAGGTCTCTGGGGACCGGAAGTCGGGAAGTGTGTTGCGTGGGTCGATGATGACACTACCGCAACCGCCTACAGGTTTGCCCATCTCGCTTCCGAGAATGGCGCACAAACGATTAAATTCGACTCCATTGGAGTTGGGAAGGGTGTTGCTTCAACTCTGCGTAGGCTGCCCGTACAGGCCCAGGCAGTTAATGTCGGGTCTTCGCCCACAAGGGACGTGTGGCCCGATGGTAAGAAGTCAAGAGCGAAGTTCCGAAACCTAAAAGCAGAACTTTGGTGGATACTCCGAGACCGTCTTCGGAAAACCCATGACCACTGGCTGTACATGAATGGACGAGGCGGCTACGAGTATCAGCTTAACGAACTTCTGCTGCTACCCGAGGACAAGGATCTCACAAAGCAGATTTGTATTCCGGGGTTCAAGGTGTTAGAGACTGGTAAAATCCAAATCGAGTCGAAGGACGAGTTGCGCCGCAGAGGTGTACCGTCACCGGATCGGGCGGAGGCGTTGATTCTGGCGCTGGCACCCGCCCCTGCGGTAGTGCGTTCCGGTCGCACTTCTGGTGTAATTTAAGCCCGTAGGGTTGCGAAAAACCTCACATTTTGCTATACTATTGGCTAATCTGGGACGATGCGTCCCAGACGGCCCCTAACCCACTTAAAGGACATTTTCACATGAGCCTTGAATCAACACACCCCGATTATGACGCAATGGGCGATGACTACCGCCTAATGCGAGATACGTCGGCTGGGCAAAGGGCAATCAAGCAGGCTTCTTATCTTTACCTCCCCCCTACGGCGGCCATGGTACTAGACGGGGCGCTCAGTTCCGTCGAGCCCGGAGCTTCCGCCTTTACCGCGTACCTAAGCCGAGCGGTCTTCCCCGAACACGTAGACGAGGCCATGCGAACCATGGTCGGTATCCTGAATCGCGAGCCCCCGGACATCGCGGTCCCGTCGCAGTTGGAAGACATGCTACTAAATGCCACTCGGCAGAACGAAACGATTGAACAGCTGATACGGAAGATCCACACAGCCCAACTTCTGTATGGGCGTATCGGTCTTCTGCTTGACGTGGATTCGTCGGACACCCCCCACATTGTCACCTACAGCGCAGAGTCCATGATAAACTGGGACGACCAGCGCGCCTACGAACAAGGCCGGAATGAGCTTAGCTTCATTGTGACCTCTGAGGACGCATGGATGCGCGGGGTCGAAGGATCTTCCATGTTCGATTGGTCCGTTCGCACACGGTACCGAGCGATGTTCCTTAACGACGATGGGCTATATACTACATTTACAGAGCAGGAAGGACAAACTTCCCCCGAAGTTGTGCCCACGTTTGCAGGTCGCGCTCTTGACTTCGTGCCGTTCACGTTTATCGGCGCGAATGATCTAGTCGCTACCCCGGGGCCCGTACCACTTCTCGGCATTGCGAACTCCGCACTAGCCATATACCGTGGTGAGGCCGACTTCCGACAGACGCTTCACATGCTTGGGCAGGACACCCTTGTCATGACTGGTGTTGCACCCGGTTCAGAGCTTGACGAAGATGAGCCTACCCGGATCGGTTCTGGGGCGAAGATCGAGTTGCCCGAGGGCGGAGACGCTAAGTTTATTGGCATCGACTCCGCAGGGCTGCCCGAGCAGCGACGTGCCCTAGAGGGTGACTACCAACGTAGCATCGCGATGGGGTCTCGGTTGCTGGAGAACACGTCCTCCCAGGCTGAGTCTGGCGAGGCGCTCCGTGTTCGCGTTGCAGCTAAGACAACCACACTGCATACCGTTGCGTTGACCGCCGCCGCTGGACTTGAGAACTGTCTCAGGCAGGCGGCACTTTGGGTCGGCGCTAACCCCGACGATGTGCGAGTGACCCCGAACACTGATTTCATCGAAGACGCTGCGTCCCCCGAACAAGCGCTCAAGTTGATGGAGGCACGAAATTCCGGTCTCCCGATCAGTCTTCGCTCAATCCACGATTGGGCGTCCAAGAATGAGTTCACCCAGAAGACCTGGGACGAGGAACTCGACTTGATCACCGAGGACTCTGAGTTCCTTGAGGCGATCAATGGCGGCTCGCCTTCAAAGGCCGCCGCATCAGAAATCGCTGCCACCCCTGACCCTTCCGCAGTGGAAGAGTCACCTGACAGCACTCCCGAGGAGGCATAGCCCCTCCCGGTTCTTAGGGCAATGTTGCCCCACTATCCATGAGGATAATCTGAACCATGTCTATTAAGGCAATCTACAGTACCATTGAAGAGGTCCCGGAGCAGTATGTTGACTTGTTCACTGAGCGTAATGGCCAGTACGAGTTGAACATCGAGGGCGTAAAAACGTCGGCTGACGTCGAACGCCTCCAGACCGCGATCTCAAACGAGAGAGCCTCCCACAAGGATACGAAGTCTCGATATAGCTGGGTCGGGGAGTTGACTTCCAGTGAAGTACAGTCTCTCCGAGACGCTCAAGAAGACCTACAGCACCAACTTGAGACGCGACCGGCGGCCATGACCGATGAGCAAGTCGAAGAGCGCGCCGAAAAGCTGGCGGGGCGACAGACCCGGCAGCTAGAACGATCTCTTGTGGAGTTGCAGACGGAGCGCGATTCCTATGCGACCGCGATCTCCCTTCACGAGGCAGCAGCGAACCAGCGCAAGATCCGGGACGCTGTTGACGATGCTCTCTCCGGGTCCAACGCCCTCTCCGTTGTGGAAGGCGCACGCGAAGATATTATCCCCTTCGCTGAGCGTGTCATGACGGTACAGGACGGAAGGATCGTATCCAAGGAAGGTGTGGGTTTCGAGCCCGGGCTTCCCTTTGGCGAAGTCCTCGCCGACCTCAAGGCAACCGGTAAGCGCGGGCATTGGTTCCCGGGCAACACCGGAGCCGGGGCTAACGGATCGGCTGGTGCTGGGGCGAACCTGGGTACCAACCCGTTCGCTTCCGATAATATGAACCTTACAGAGATCGGAAAGGTGGTGAACGCCGACCCCGCAAAGGCCAAGGCTTTGGCCAAGGCGGCGGGCGTCGATCCGGCCAAATTCGGTCTCTAACAAAAAGTGGATTCCCGGGGTAGTCGAGTGACTGCCACGGAAAGGCACTCATGTGAGTGTCGCCACGCCCTACAACAACCCGTCCTACTACTGGACACTTATTTGAAGAAAGGCCAAACACAATGGCTCAAACTCAAATCAGCGACGTCGTGGTGCCCTCAGTTTTCGCACCGTACGTTCAGCTGCTCTCAACGGAGCTTTCGCTCCTCGTCCGAACTGGCGTCGTGGCGACCTCCCCCGCTCTGGATTCTTTCCTCAGCGGAGGCGGTACGTTTATTGACATGCCGCACTGGAACGATCTCTCGGACACAGAGGCAAACGTCTCTGGGGACGACCGTTCCGATCTCCTTAACCCGGTGGTAACCTCGTCCGGCAAGGACGCGATTCCGCAGAAGATCGACAAGGTCCAGACTGTTGCTATCCGCAACAATCGGAACCAGAATTGGTCTACTATGGACCTCTCGGCCCAGCTTGCTGGCTCCGACCCTATGTCGGCAATCGCTAATCGCGTTGCTGCGTATTGGGTCCGGCAGGATCAGCTGACGCTGAACTCCACCATCAAGGGCCTTGTCGCCGGTACGGCCACCCTTGTAAACGACATCGCCGAAGGTGCCGAGGGAACCCCGGCTGCGGGGAACTTGTTTTCCGCAGACGCCCTGCTGGATACGCTTCAGCTGATGGGGGACCACAAGCAGAATCTCAGCGCTATCGCTGTTCACTCTGCGGTTCACACCAAGATGCAGAAGCTCAACCTCATCGACTTCGTATCCAACTCCGACGCGAATGTCGGATTCGGAACCTACATGGGCAAGTCGCTGATCGTTGATGACGGTCTGGCGATCACTAGCGACGGAACCAACGATGAGTATTTCACCATCGCTTTCGGCGCTAACGCCTTCGCGCAGGGGACCGGTTCTCCTCGCGTTGCTGCTGAGGTTTCTCGGCAGGCTCTCGCCGGTAACGGCGGCGGCCAAGAGGTCCTCACGTCTCGCCGCGAGTTCGTTCTGCATCCGAACGGCTTCACCGTCAAGGCGGCGGTCGCTGCGGGTCAATCCCCGACCAACACCGAGCTTGAGGCTTCCGATGCCTACTCGCTCTCCGTTGCGCGTAAGCTCGTCCCGTTCGCGGTCCTCAAGACCAACGGCTAGATCGAGTTTCTTCTCAGAACTCGGGGGGCCTTCGGGCCCCCCGTTTTCTCTACCGTCCTATGTTGGACGAACTGAATACCATAATCCCCACACAATCTAGGAGAAGTCAGATGACTGACCAAAACCTTGATGACGTTCTCGGTGATGCCGCCGACGTCGAAACCAAGAAAAAGACTACAGCGGAGCCCAAGAAGAAAAAGGCACCGACCGTCAAGAAGGTCGAGCCGAAGGTGGCCCGCGAAAACCCCGTACCTCTTGCACCAGCGCAGGGTGACACCTTGCCGGGTGACAAAGGGTATGTTTATGATACCGCTATCGCTAAGATCCAGTCAGAAATTGCGGAACTTGCGGAAAGATCGAGGGTTCTTCAGGCCACTACGCGAGCCCTCCATACTCTTCGCGCTAGAACACAGCCAAAGAGAACCGATCAGCAGCGGTATGACAGACTAAAAGAGATCCACGATATTCATGCGGCGGAGAAACGAGAGACCCAAGATAAGGTCAGGACGGTTCTCCGCGAGATGGGTATTCTTGACTAACGGGGTAAGCTACGAGTCCTTCCTGCTCGACTCGCTACTCCTTGGAGGCCCCCAACGTAACGGGGGCCTCCATAACTCTTAACCCCTTGGAGGCCGAAATGGCAAGACGAATCACAAGGGTAAGCAGCCTAACCGCTAGAAATGTTGTCGGGCCCGCTAGGAAAGTATCGCGGGGGGACGCTATACGGCGATACAACCAGAAGTCCCTTCGTGGGCGTCTGAACGGGGCCGCCACGGCGGCGGGCCTCTCCACCGTGCCCAGCCCGACCACCTACTCCACCGACTTCATTGCAGGTGAGGTCTATGGCAGCTGGAAAGAGGTCGCAGACAACGGCGTGACCCCCGTGTCCGCTCCCGTGACCATCGACATCGACCACGCAGCCCTCGACGCAACCGACGATTATCCGGGAACCTGTACCTCCGTCTCCCTCCAAGCTCAGACTGGCATCCCCGGACGGACCTTCAAGCCCTACGCAGGCGCGGACTTCCCGACCATCTCGGTTAACATGGCCGCAAGGAATTTCGAGAACGTCGAGTTTATCACACTTCCGCAAGACCCGGCGGACGACGGGCTTGGGTGGTTCGCGTCTGGTACCTCCACCCTGGAGACCAAGAACGGGTTCCTGCGAGGCACGAAGAACTCTGGTACCTTCATTCGGCTCTCCAAAACCGCCACCTTCAATGGCGCAGACGCGGACAAGATTCAGGTTGTGTTCCGCTCGGACGTCGTGACCGACACTGTGAATATGCGGTTCTCGACTGCGGCTCACGGAAACATCTCCTCCGCGGCCCAGGCGGTCACGAACCCGGGAGAATGGGAAGTCATGACCTTCGACATGTCCGGTGTGACCGACTGGGCTGCCTGCGCCGTACAGCACGTGCGGATTCAGGCCAACTCGGGGTCCGACGCTGAGTGCCAGTTCGATTTCGCCTCTGTCATTGTTTACGACGTCGCAGCCCCGACCTTGACCCTGGTTGCGACTACCGACGCCGACGATGAGATTCTGATACCAGTCACTACCTTTGCGACCAGCGACTCGACCGCCTCGACGTTTGACACTGTCATTTTCCGGGCCGACCTATCTAGCGAGTACCTCGCAAGCACAATCGAAGCCCTTGAGATCCGATACGAAGGCGCTGTCTCCGCGTACAACACGATCAAGGTTTCGTCCGTCCGCGTAAGCAAGTACCCGTACTAAACTCGTACTAAACTCCTACCTTGAAAGGTACACTATCATGGCTAACGCCTCAAACTACCTCCGATCTCAGGTCGGAGATCAGTGGATCAACGGCAATACCGTCGCTGCTCCTGCCTTCCTGTACATCGCTCTCTACACAGACTCACTAAACGCTGCGGGCACCGGAACAGAAGTGACCGGCGGCTCCTACGTTAGAAAGTCTGTCTCCGACGACTCTTTTACCGATGACGGAGTCGGCGGGTTCACACTTAACACCCAGCTTGAGTTTGTTGACGCAACGGGGAGTTGGGGGACCATCCAGTCCCTCGGAATTTGGGACGCCTCTACCGGTGGCAACCTTCTAGTTTTCGATGATCTCGCAGCTACAAAGGTTATTGAGTCGGGGGACACCTTCCGGTTCAACATCGGTGCCATTGTAATCAACATCTCGTAAACTCGTAGGTACGCGGCCATGAGAGACATTAAAGTATATGCAGGGAAGACCACCCTGCCGTATAGCTCCTCTGATGGCAACACGGTAGATGTAGCGGTCACGTTGGATGGCGGGACTAGCGCCATCGACACGTCCGCTTTCGTTAAACTGAACCACAACAACAATTACGTTCTTCCCGTAAGGTCGGACGGTGATTTCCTCCCGGATGCTGGGGGGTGCGCGCCTTGCGATATGTCTTGCTGGGTCGAGCTTATTGATGTAGGTGGCCAACCTACTGTACGCTTCCACTATGACGCCGGTACCTCTACGTTCAACGGAGACGATACTGAAAACGATAAGGTGGCCTGCTGGGAAGTATGGGAATATGTTGGATTAGCGGGAGGTGCGAACGAGTTCAAGGTAGACAAAGTCCTTACCTTTGAACACGTCTACGGGTATTCTTGGGTGAACACTACCGGCGGGCCCACCATGGCCCCCGGGGATGGTGCCGATACCATCGTGTTCAGGAGAGGCGTGTCTTGGGAGACCTCCAAGACGAACGGTGACCCCGCTGGCGCAGAAAATGACTGCTTTTCGTATGGATCTGGGTTTGCGAGGGCGTTCACGTTTTACGGGTTAGTTTTCATTCAGTCCCAAATAGGCCCTGCCTCCGCGCACGCTACGGAAACCAGTACCCTATACTACACCAATGTACACTTCACGGGGTCAAACTGGTCCGGTAACTTCCAGTTGTTGGGCTCCGCTTACAGCGCTATACCGACCCCCGGCACAAAGCAAGTAACCGGTTTCTCCGGCGGGTTTTTCACGCACAACTGGAACAGTACCTTCTTCTACGAGCAGAAGAACTCTACGACTAATAGGGGAGTGGACTCCACTGTTACAGTGTGGCCTTACGATAATATATACGGGTATTATTACCTATACAACGAGGGCGCGGACTCTACTAGGGGCTCTGGCAATACCTCCCTCGTAAACACCATGGTAAACTCGGCCGATGATATATTTGTATGGCACGCCACCCATGGTGAGCCAACGTCTATCCCCCTGACTAGCACCAACATCGACCAACAGGGGTCCATGATACCCCAAAGCTATCCCGGGTCTGGCGATGCATCCGATACGGACGTATCCCTAATCGGTAGCCTAATGTCCGACGAGAGGCAGGGCACCCTAGTTGATGACATGGCGACGCTGATCACGGGAACTTTGGACTACGACGTATCGACCACAGGGGGCAACGATTCGGGGTCCGAGAATCTTGGCGTTTCGCTATTCCAGACAACCCAGACCGGCGTCAACCTAGATTTTACTTACGATGCGTCCGGTACGGACCTGTATTGGCGGTTTAGTACGCAGATTATATCTTTCTGCTACAACGTAAAACAGTTTGGCCTGTCGTACGAGACGGCGTACCTCTGGTACCCCTTTGCGTACCGCGCGGAGTGGGACGAATACCTCGCCGCTTTTGTCCCCGTGACATACAACAGTTCAGACACTACGATGGTGCGGTCCCAGTATAATGGTACAGGCTGCGTTTTCACACGGATAGTTGGTCTCGGCGGCAGCATGCTGATGGTACCATATAACTGGACGGCAACTTCGGCATTCAGCGCGCCATCCTTGGACGACGCCCCAATTATGGCGGTGGGTGTTCAGGTGCCGGAAGACAGCCCCTACGGGCTAACAGAGGCAGCGCGTCCCGTAGGGGGCATATCCCTCTCGGTCAAGCCGTCAGCGGGTTCCCCCCTTACGTTAAACTACGATGACGCAGTTTACCCCGAAACAGTAACGACGGGGACATGGGCCCCTGGGTACTCTGAGGTGCTGATATATGATATGTCCGACTCTCCGTCTTGGACGGGGACTGGAACGCAGCTGGACATGATGCTCCACTTTGGGACCAACTCTTGGACCATAGGTGGAAAGTTCGCGGTGTTCACCATGTGGGCATCGGGTCACGCCGATCTGGGAACGGCAGGGCTAACAGGTGGAACCAACCCCGGTATCCGTATCGACACACCGGTCCCTGCAAGAAGAAAACGTGGGTTCTCTTCCGATGGCGACATAGATATTGACGAAACCGCAGCGGCACAAAGGGCGAGGAACGCGGAGCAGATTGGTAACGTCATATTTGACGAAACCGCAGCGGCACAAAGAGCCCGTAATGCGGACGCAGACTCGACTGTCGAGATTGACGAAACCGCAGCGGCGCAACGATCCCGGAATGCTGTAAGCGACGCCGAGATCGTGATTGACGAAACCGCGAACGCAACCGCAAGGCGAGGCGCGGAAGCCGACTCCACTGTAGAGATTGACGAAACCGCAGCGGCACAACGAGCCCGAAATGCGGACGCAGACTCGACTGTCGAGATTGACGAAACCGCAGCGGCACAACGAGCCCGAAATGCGGACGCAGACTCGACTGTCGAGATTGACGAAACCGCGAACGCAACCGCAAGACGGAATGCGGACGCAGACTCTACTGTCGAGATTGACGAGACCGCGAACGCAACCGCAAGGCGAGGCGCGGAAGCCGACTCCACTGTAGAGATTGACGAGACCGCTTCGGCGCAAAGAGCCCGTAATGCGGACGCAGACTCTACTGTCGAGATTGACGAGACCGCGAACGCAACCGCAAGGCGAGGCGCGGAAGCCGACTCTACCGTAGAGATTGACGAGACCTCCGATGGTACTGCGAGACGTAACGCGGAAGCCGACTCTACTGTCGAGATTGACGAGACCGCTTCGGCGCAAAGAGCCCGTAATGCGGACGCAGACTCTACTGTCGAGATTGACGAAACCGCAGCGGCGCAACGAGCCCGCAATGCGGATGCTGACTCCACTGTCGAGATCGACTATGCTGTCGATGGACACCGCTCGCGAAACGCCGCAAGCGACGGAAATGTTGTGATCGAGCAGGACACCGTAGCCAACGCCAGTTTTGGAGGAGAGGCGGACCCAAGCATCGAGGTTCTCGATACGGGCGTAAACCCGGACGGGACGCGAACTGGTGCTTTCCTCAGCCGCATTCTCCACGCTGGGGCTACGTCTGACGTATCAGTAGAAGCGGTGACCTCCTTGGCTACGGCTGTGCGGTCGGCCTCGGTTTCTGGCACTGCTTCTATAGTTGTAACCCCTGCTATCGCCCAGGTGCTAACTAATGGTGTTGCCTCTGGTACGATTTCTCTTAACTTAACCTCTCAGGGAGTTGTTCTTGAGGGACCGGAAGTAATCTACATCGACCAACTGGTTGGGTGTAGAATAACGGTTGACGAAATGTCCGCTAAGTCCTTGTTGGCGGAGGCTATGATTGCCTTCAAGCCCGGGGACACGTCCATAAGCGCGGACTACTCCTCATCGGACACAATGGACGCTCTGCTGGATACGACTGTGTCGGCCAACGGGCTATGGAAGGTATCTGTTCCTAAAGTTACGCCACTCACCGCAGTGCGTATTACAGATAACACAATGACCGCAACCCTCGTGGCATCTGAAACCATAACGGCAGCGCAGCCACCGTCAGAGACGATGACTGGAGAGGCCGCCAACACAACAACGGTAGATGTGGTAAGGTCCACCGACTTCGATGTGGAAGTTATGGCGGGTCGCTACTTTATCAACGACTACGACGATTGAGAAGTATGAGGTTATAAACCATGGCTATTGGAACACAGAGTGACTTCAGCATGCACTCCGGGGATACCCGTACCCTTGAGATAACTGTTAAGGACGAGGACTCCGCAGTAGTGAATATCTCTACGGCGACTATCACCTGGGCCCTGTCGAAGCAGGACAGTGCATCAGTCGCGCCGAAAGGCGCGGCAATCGTCACTAAGACAGTTGGGGACGGTGTTACGATCACAGACGGCCCAAATGGTCGAGTTGATGTAGCTATCTCCGCAGCCGATACCTCCGCTCTCTCCGGGGACTACTACCATGAACTAGAAGTAACCATTTCTAGCTCCGTATCAACCGTCCTATTCGGCACCGTGACAATCAAAAAGGACTTAATCTAATGGCAGTAACAGATTCAGACCTAGTTCTTGAAGACGGTACCGGGCTCACTACCTCAAATGTATACGCCACCCGTACGGACGCTACTACATATCATCGTCTCTTAGGAAACGATCTTTGGGCGGAAGCGGACGAGAACGACCAGTGCGTCGCGCTTCTGCGGGCCACGGCTTACGTCGATCAGAGGTGGACGTTTGTGTCCACAACTGCGGAGGATACCCAAGCCCTAGAGTTCCCGAGGTACTCTCTGTATAACAAGAAGGGGAAGGACGTATCCGAAGAGGTCCCCAACGAAATTTTCAAGGCTACTTGCGAGTACGCCTTGCAGGTACTCGGAACTGGATCAGTGTTAATAGAGCTTTCGCCGACCCCGGATCAGGACGACGAGTTCGTGACGTATAAGCGCGAAAAAGTCGGAACCCTGGAAGAGGAGACAAGATATGCCTCCTCCCGCGGAGTCCGCGTAAGGCGCTCCTACCCAAAGGCAGACCGCATTGTTCGCAACAGCGGCTACGTGGCAGGAGGGGTAGGGGGTGCTATACGATGAGTCTAGCCGATACCGCGCAATCTCTTATCGCTAAGAATGGGCGATCCGTTTCTATACTTAGCACCGTAACGACGCTAGGGGACTCTGACAAGCCTTGGGGCTCAGCCACAGACACCGTAACGACTTCCACGGAGGCCACAAAAGCAGTGTTCTTCAACGAGAACGCTCGTGACTTGGAAGCTCGTCTTTCGGCGGTATCCCGTCTTGTTCTCTCCCCCGTGGAGCAGAACAAGGCACTGGTGTACGTCGCAGCAAAGGGCCTTACAGTGGTTCCTACGACTGCGGATCAGCTAGTGGATGGGGGTAGAACCCTAGAGATCGAGCAAGTCGAAACGGTGCAACCCGGTGCTGAGGTGATCCTCTACATCTTGAAGGTGGAGAACTGATATGCCTACACTCAGCACTCAGAACGACGTCGTAGATGCGTTGCTCACACTTGTCACTGACACGTGGGAGGCCAACACATCTTCTCCGTTGTACTACGATAATAAGGACGCGGATAGGCCCGCGACCCCGGGGGAATTTGGTCGAGCTATCGTCCGTCACACCTTCGGAGAGCGGGCGTCCATCGGGTCAGCGGGTAATGGCACCTCGCTAAACCGCAGATTCGGTGATCTCTACGTTCAGATTTTCGTGCCTCAAGGCACTGGTCAGACAGCCGCAAGGACGCTGGCCGACGCGATAATGTTCGCAATCGAAGACGCCCCGTCTTCACTGGGGGTTCGATTGGCGAACACTCAAATAAACGAACTCGGAGCAGACGGCACCTATTGGCAGGTGAACGTGGTAACGAGTTTCACTTACGACCGAACTTCATAAGGAGTTTTTCTCATGTCCGATACTAACAGAGTATCTCTCCGCATGATCGAGGAGTCCACCTATGGGACGACTCCTACGAGTCCTGCACTGAAGGCAGTGCCCTTCACGTCCGCTTCGGACCTTGGCTTCACACCTGAGACTGTCGTTTCTGAGATCATCCGCGATGACCGGCAGATTTCCGACCTTGTTCTCGTGGGGGGCACCACCTCTGGTGGGTTCGATTCAGAACTGGCAGCCGAAGCCCATGACGAAGTCTTGGAAGGCGTTATGTTCAGCGCTTGGGGTTTCCCTGGGGGCGCGTCCCTGGCCACTGCCGCTGATGCTGACATCGCCGTTATTGACGACGGAATCACCTCCACCGTACTCGACTTGGCCGATGGTGAAGACCTAGGCGAGCTTAACGCAGACGATATTGTCTCTTTGACCGGGTTTACCGATGGGGACTACGCGGTCAACAAAGAGTACACGGTTGTTTCGTCCACGTCGGCGAAAATTACGACTGCTTCTGGGAACACTACCGCTTCGGCAGGGGCCGGAGCGAAGACCCTGACGGTTGTCGGGAAGTCGGGCGCGATCACGGTAGCCTCCTCGGCTATTACGACGCCTGCCGGTTGGGGCGATCAGCTTGGCCTTGAGGCGGGCGATTGGGTAAAGGTGTCCGGTACGGGCGCAGGAACCTATCGTGTTACCGGCGCAGTGTCCAGCACCAGCATCCCGATTGCTAACGGCGGCTCTGGGAGCGGGACTGGCGTGGTCCGAACCGGCGCTCAGCTTACCAACGGCACTACCGCCAAGTCCTACACCATCGAGCGGCTCTACTCCGATCAGGACACTCCTCTTTACGAGTACCTTCGCGGAATGGTCCCCGGAACCTTCTCCATGACTGCATCGAGCCAGTCCATCGTAAACTCCTCTTTCAGCTTCATTGGTTCCGATCAGGAGTTCACTACCTCTCGCGTTTCCGGCGCGAGCGACAGGACTGCGACTGCCTCTGGTGTCGTAAGCGTGTACAACTCGTCCTCCAACGTGGGTAGCCTCGCGGTTGGCGGAGCCCCGGTTTCGGGAGCGAACTTCATCACAGAAGCAACTGTCGAGATCGAAAACAACCTGCGAGAGCGGTACGCTGTCGATAACGTCGGTGCTGTTTCTATCGGATCGGGTGAGTTCAACGTGACTGGTACGCTGAACACCTACTTCGACAACAAGACCCTGGCCGATGCCGTGGTGAACAACACGGCCACTTCGTTCTCCATCTCATTTGATGACGCTAACGGCAAGACCCTGGTGTTCGACCTCCCGAACGTAAAGTTCTCGGAGGGCGCACCGGACGTCTCGGGCAAGAACGAAGACGTCATGTTGAATCTTTCGTACCAAGCTATCCTTGACGCGGATCTCGGGTACACCTTGAAGATTACGCGGTACTAGAGTAGTACCACCCCCGGGGGGAGGTCCATCCCCCCAAACACTTCTCGACCCCTATTAAGCTCTTTTACAAAACACCAAGACCCCTAATAGAGGTAATCACTTTATGCCTAGACTTAGCTCAGAAGCATCCCGCTCGCTCGGTACCATTAACACGGAACAGCGGATGCTTGTCGAGGCGCTTAACGGGGACATCGTTCTTTCGAGGTCCCCTACCGCGCTTGCTTCGACCGTCAACGGCTCTGATACGGGTACGACTCGTGTCGTTGAGCTTACTGTGAAAAACGCAGCTGGGGAAACCCACACTTGGGTAGATTCGGCGCACGCCGCCGGGGTATCCATTGGGGACACTTCTTCAGCTGATACCGCAACCATCGCAAGCACTACCGTTACCTTCACTAACGGAGTGGCGAAGGTGACTGTTACGAGAGACTTCTCGGACTACGCGGACACAGAGACGAACACCTTGACTGTCGCGACTCTCACCATTGTCGGTCAATCCGTCGTTGGCGGGACCAGCGTCGAGACTTTCTCGGCGTAAGCCAGTCTACCAATGATCGAGGGGCCCTTCGGGGCCCCTCTTTCTATCACAAGCCCCCTAACAACAGGAAAAAGAGGAACCCCCCTATGTCTCTTTACACTCTTTTTGAGACCGACCGTAACTGCGAAACCGAAGGATTCCGACTCGTCCTACAGGACGGTGACGTCGAGATCGTCTTCGTGGTCGCACGCGCTGGCGGCGCTAACAAGCAGTTCGCGTCCAAGATGCAGAGCCTGATGCGCCCCCACCAGCACGCTGCTCAGTCCGGTAACCTCAAGGACCAGATCGCAGAGGACGTCATGATTAAGGTCATGGCTGAGTCTCTGATTCTCGACTGGTCCGGTGTGGCCGACCGAGACGGCGAAGCCCTTGAGTTCAACAAAGAGAACTGCACCCAGCTTCTCACTGACCTCCCCGAGCTTCGCGACGCCATCTGGGCAGAAGCCAACAAGGTCGCGAACTTCATCACCAGCGAGCGCGAGGAGTCGTCAAAAAACTAACAGACCTTCTGGACTGGTCCCTCAAGTGGGGCGCAAACGCCCAGAAGGTCTATTCAGCCGCAATCGACGCCGGTATGGATCCTCCCGAGAGCACCATTCCACCCGATTGTCGAGATGACCTTATAGGATACCTCCAGATCTTCTGGCAGCTTAATACCTGCCGGACATACTCCGGTATGGGAGGCACTCCTTGTCCTATCCCCTGGACAGCCATTGACCAGTACGCCCAGCGTACCGGTGCGATAAAAGATGAGATCCTCTATGACGACCTTATCTTTTTTATTACCAAGATGGACGAAGTGTACTTGACCCACGCCTCGGAGAAATCCGAGGCTGCAGCCAAGTCCAAGTCGCCCCCCAAGTCGGGCTTTCCCGGCAAATCTGAGTGGTAGCCTTCTCTTTAAGTCACGGGCGTGGCTGATAAATTCTACCACCGGGGGCCCCAGGTGGGCCCCCGTCTCTCAGACACTGGAGGCCAGCATGGCCAGATTCAAGATGAGAATGACGACGAACTCGAAGGAGCTGCAAATCCAGCTCCGGCGCATTGCCGGGGTCGTCCAAGAAAACGCAGAGACCCTGGTCCCCGAGATAGCCGTTGCTATCGTCGAGGACGTTACGGCGGACACACCGGTCGATACCGGCATGGCCCGCTCCGGGTGGAACGCAAGTAAGTCCGGCCCGGACTACGTGCGTAAGCCCGCGATTACATCGGAATCACAAGTAGTTAGCCGAGCAAGATCCGCAATGGGCAAGAAGGCCGACGGCGCATTCGTGTCAAACGGCGTCCCCTACATCGGCAAGCTCGACCAAGGTTCAAGTCAGCAAGCCCCCGCAGGCTTCGTGAGGGCTGCAGTCGTCAAGGCTGTGGCTAAGCTAGCGGGCGTGAGACTGTTGACCCCCGGATCGACGAAAAAGATATAGTTCGGTCCTAGGAGGGACAACATGGCAAATGAAAACCTAAATATACGCATTAGTCAGACCGGTGCTAAGACGGTAACCCGTAGCATGGTCGGTCTGGCAGCAAGCATGGCTGCGGTCGGGTACGCCTCGATACGCGCAGCTAAGCAGATTGTCAAGTCCGCGGATGAGTACACCCGCCTGACAAATCAGACCAAGGTCTTCGCTCAGTCCCAACAGGGCGCGGCATACCGCATGAACGAGACCATCCGCATCGCACGGACCATGAACACCTCCCTCAATCAGGTTGGTCAGGTCATGCAGCGGCTCTCCATTGCACAGGAAGCCGCCAACATCGGCGATGAGGTTCTCGTGCAGATGACCGAGAACCTCACAAAGGCCGTCGCCCTTTCTGGTGCAACCGCACAGGAAGCTGAAGGTGCACTGCGCCAGTTCGCACAGGGCCTCGCGGCAAACCGATTCTCTGGACAGGAGCTTAACTCCGTCCTAGAGCAGACTCCCCTAGTTGCAAAGATCCTCGCAAAATCACTGAACAAAAACGTCGGTGAGCTGCGGGCCATGGGTGAGGCGGGTCTTCTGACCGCTGACGTCATGGTGAACGCATTCGGCCACGTGATTGAGGAGCTGGAAGAATCGTTCAAGAAGTTCGAGTTCCCTTTCGAGGCACTGTTCGTCTCCGTCAAACGAGAATCCACGCTCTTCGTCGCCCGCCTGGGTGAGATGACTGGCGCGACCCAGAAGCTCAAGGAGGCGCTCAGGACTGGTATTGATTACATCCAGGACTTCTCGAAGATGCTTCAAGAAGGTGGCCCCGCCGCCGAGAAGG